TCGATATGTACAGTAGGCTTAATCAACCCGACCATATCTTTATGATTTAATCCTTCGTTTAACATGATTAGAGGTTATGCCTAGACATTGAACTGATTGGAAAACCGCCCATACCCGTATCTTTATTTGGGTCTGCCACTGAATAGCCTTCATGTTTACCACATTTAGAACAAGTGCCATTAACGTATTTTTTACTTACATTACCATCAAATACTTTGGCGTCACAGCATAGACTCTTACCGTATGGTATATATTGGGTTTCTCGATTAGCAAGCATGATATCTCTGACTTTTTCTCTATCCACTGAATCACCACCACCCCAATTATGGTTGTCGTCATTCATTAGGGTATCTATTGCTTTGTTGATTTCCCCTATACTAGCACCATCAGCACCATCATCGTTTGTGAAGTACCTAGCATAAATTTCACCATCACCATAAAATGATTTTACGTATTTAAAAAAGTCGCTTTTAACATCTTCTGTTAAGTCTAGCCTGTTTAAATCATTTCGGATGCTTTCTTGTAAGTTCATGTTATGCTTCCTGTTCAGTTTCTTCTTTATTTAAATCTTGTTCGTACGCTAAGTTTAAATCCTCTAAGTCAATGTCCTGACCTTCTAATTCTGTACTACCTGTTTGGATGTCAGTAATTAAATCTTTTGGCATTGTGATTTCAACTAACCAAATGTCCTTCTTAATAATCTTTGGTTTCTTGGTACCGTCACGGAAATCTTCCTGTTTTGCTACTTTAACAGGAATCTGCATTGTTGATTTTTTGTACTTAACTGTACAATCAAATGGAAGTAATCGTTTTGCACCTCGTGGGTCAGGCATATTGTCTGCTAACCACATAAACGTACATGTTACTGTATAACGACCAATTATTGGGCCTTGTACTAATTCGCCTAAGTCCCAATTTTTAAACGCGTACATGTCAACTTCGTCTAGCACACGTTCAAAATCAAGTAACGAGTTCACACTTCCGTCACTTAGATATAATCCTTTAATGGTTTTCGATACTTGCCAGTAATCAATGTCACTGTCTAAAAAATTCTTTTTCATATATCTATTTATACATTTTTAGAAAGAATTTTTAGGATGTTAAATCGATTAAACAAGCAGATAAATTAATTTCAGGAATAGCAACCAATGTATGATTGACTAAGCCGTCGCGTATTGTAATAATTGCTTTGTCTTTGTCGTCGTCAGTTTCTGCAAATAAATCCAAATTATCATACATCCATCGATACATGTCCTCCATTTCGTCATCGCGTACACTATTACAAATTAATGTTCTTGCTTCTTTAATCTTTTTATTTTTGAATAATTCAACTGCTTGTAATTTGAAATCGCCACCATTGCTTTCCGTGCCACTAAGTATTGTGAGTTTATTGTCTTGAACATTCATTTGACAGTTATTAAGGCACTTACGAAGATCCGGATACGTTGCTTTCACGTAACTATCTAATACGTCAATTTCAAACTCCACATCTTCGTCTATTAATACTTGTGCAATACGAGCTGTAAATTCGGTTTGGTCAATTCTCTCCATATGAAATCCTTGACATCTACTATGCAACGCTGGAATAATTTTATTTGCGTAATTGCAGGTTAAGATAAATCTAGCACTTGACGCATATGTTTCCATCACTCCGCGCATCGCCGCTTGTGCGTTTGGACTTAAATAATCTGCTTCGTCCAGTAATACTACCTTAAATTCTCCAAATGGCATTGTACTAACAAAGTTGGTAATTTTTATTCTAACGTCATCAACACTATTTTCGCGACTAGCATTAATTTCAAGTACGTCAAAAGTATTAACATTTAACTGGTTAATTAGAATTTTTGCTAGTGTTGTTTTGCCAATTCCTGCAGAACCACTAAACAATAAATGTGGTATTATTCCGTCGTTAATCCATTTTTGTACTTGTTGCTTTTGACTATCATTTTGAAATACATAACCGTCTATTGTATCGGGTCTGTATTTTTCAGTCCATAAATCTTTCATATTAACCTGCTAAAATAAAAATTATTTTACACTTTTAAATATTAAAAAATTTTTTTAAACGGTGCCAAACTGATAACTTCGGTGTGATTGTTTTAGTTGGAGAAGATGGAGTTGGTTTTATAACAGTAGGTGCCTTTTTAGCAACCGGTTTCTTTGTTACTGCCTTTTTAACAGGTGCCTTTTTAGCAACCGGTTTCTTTGTTGCTTTTTTCAATTCAGCAATTAAATTTTTCTTAGACTGACGTTTGTCTAATTCAATTCCTAAAGTTCTTCCATGTGCTTCTAGTTGGTCTTTTGTCATTTTTTGAAAATTCATTGTTTCTCCTTTAATATTTCGAATGTTATTTCTTGTTCCCACTTGTCCTCTAAACTGCCAAAATTGGGACATTTTTTGATAAGTTTATTTAACATAAATTGTATCATAACTAAATCTTTTTTATAACCCGACGCGGCCCACCCATCGTTATACGGAGATGTTGCGTTTATATATAAATTATTTAATTGCGTTTCGATTATTTGTCTACTATTATTAAGCATTGTGTGAATTGTGCATAGAACCGTATATTTTATTTTTATCCGATGTAACTACTACTGCATCAGTAAATGTATCGTCGGATTGCATTTCGTCACTTACCAACAGTATGTCATTATTATCAATGCGTCTAAGTGTGATATCTTCGCTATCTACCTCAATCTTAATTCCACGTGTCCATCGGCCATGCGATACTAATACATATTGTCCAACTTTAACATCTGTTTGTTTATTGCCAATTGCATATACTTCTGCCCATCTTGGTCTAATACCCGTTGAGGTTTTGTCGTCTCCTGGAAGTAATATTCCGTTTGATGTAAAACGTTCCCCAAACTGCATATCTTTAACTAAAATGTTATCATGCAATGCTTTAATTGAATTGATTTTATATGTATTAATTGATGCCATTATATTTTTTTAACTCCTTTTTTCCCACGTGATTCTTCTCTTGGTGTTTGTGATTTTTTCTGTTCGACTTCTCTAGCCTTGGCAATAGCAGATGCGAGTCCGCCTTTTTTCTTTTTGGTCTTATTTTCTTTTGAACTATTAGTATTAACAGTTTCGTCTGTTATGGAATTTTCTTCTACAATCTCATTATCCAAACCTTCAATAACTTCGTCGGTCTTATCAACTTTGGCGTTTGTTAAATTTGGAGGAACATCAATAATTTGATTTTGTATTTGTTTATTGTATGTATTATTTACTTGGGTATTGCGTGACGTATTAATATTATTTACTGTATTAATGGTATCGCCCCTAGCATTTACATTCATGTTTCCAACTGCACGAACGTCTTCATTTTTTAATAATAATGATCCCATATCAACCTGCTTGCCTAAAGCTGATCTATACATTCTTTGCGACATAATTTTTTCCTCATGATTTTTATAATAGTATTTAACGTAGAAATTCAGATACGTCCAAATTATAGAACATACTATCTACTTTATGAACTTCTAATTTGTACAGAACGTAACTTGAAACACTGGAACCTCTTCCAACACCCCATATAACATTATTCTCTTTCAAAGTATCAACCAGGTATTTTAAGTATCTTAACAAATTAAATAGATTTCGATCCTGGTACATTAAAAGTTCCTGACCACAGCGTTGTAGTTCGTGTTGTGTATTACATAATGATAATATATATTCTGCTATGTCCAACTCTTTATATTTTTTGGGCATAAACCAATTTTTTTGATTTGTTAAATCAAATTCTTCCAATGATAAATCTGGTTCACAGTAATGAACAATATTTTCAACTGATGATGCATCGGCGGATAGTATTGTTGTTTTTGATATATCAATGCCTTGCATTATTATATCAAGAATTTCGTCTTCAGAATAAATGTGTTGACCGAATTTATCCTTAATCATGATATATTAATTTTATCAGAGTGACCATCGCCTTTATCTTTGGGGAACATGTCATTTAATTTTGTAGCACGTGCAGAATTATAACTTTCCAATGCCATTTCAATTTGGCTGATTAACGTTTGATTATTGGTTTGATATGCGAAATTTAACTTACCTGTCAAACTAGATATTTTTTCTTGAAGTTCGTCAAGTGTTAATTCTGCTAAATCAGTTGTGCTTAGAAACGGATGTTCCATAGGTTAAAATCACAATATAAAAATACTAATTATATGTAAATGTAACCTATAGTCAAATAAAACGGTTAAATTAGATTACCAAGTAGCGACTGCAACTCTTTTCCAAATACTAGCAACGCCGTCATAATCAGCAGTACATACATACATATAAGATGCATCAAAAGCAGACATTCCTTTAATGTCGCCAGAAGCACCAACTGCAGTTGCAGGTGTTCTGAATTCTGGTGTAAATTGTGGTGTGGATACTTCGTTAATAGCGACTGTTGCTCCGCCATCACGTGTACTAAGCTCATATACATATGTTCCTGGTGTACTTACAGTAATAACTTGACCTGTTTGGCCAGTTACATTACCAACAGTAACAGATGCAGGAAGTGTAATTGTTTTAGCAACACTATCAATGATTACTTCTAAACGTACTTTACTATAATTACCTGTTGCTGGCCAATCAGCACTTGAGCCATCACTAAATGCAAGTGTAAATGATGCATTTGGTGTAATTGTGTGATATGAACCTGCCTTAATACCCATGTTAAGTGGATTTTCTGTAGCAGTGTGTGTAACAACAGTTTCTCTACTATCGACCATTTTTGCAGATGTAATAGCAGAACCCGCCATGTCATTATCGAGACTTCCTATACCAACCAATGCACTTTTAAAAATGCCTTTACTTTGAATATCTTCAATTTCTGCTTTTGCTTCGGTGAAGTTATTATTTATATTTGTAAAATTATCTCTAAAACCTTGACTATTGTTATCTTGTCCAGCAACAGGATATGCTGTGTCAATTGTAGTTGTATTAATGTTACTTGCCATTTTAAGTCCTTTAAATTTATATTTACTTTGTATTTATAATATCTTTCTTTGGAAACATTAAATATTTGTCGTATTTATCTGTAATTTGATATGTAGTTAATGCATTTTTATTGCCATTGTCTGCTGTGATATTAATTGTATCTGTTGTTTTAATGCTTATATCTGCTTTATTGGCACGAACACCAACAAAAATACAGGAATTGCCGTCAAATGTTGTTTGTAACGTACTAGGATTAACTAAATCAGTACGTACGGTATTTGTGTCTGATGTTGCATCTATACTATCGGCAGATACACCGTGATTGTATCTATCGAATGTTGTTGAATCTGTTGGGTACCAACGTTGGTCTTCTGCATCCCAATTAGATACAAATTGTGATGTCAACGTATACCTATCTGCCATGAAATTAATTTTATTTAATTTATTTTTGAAGTTTTTATTAATACTATATGCTACCGTTTTGGCTTGGCTAGGCAATGTATATGCTATCACCCATGCTTCAGTAAACCCTAGAATATTTCCATTTTCTTGCTTGGATAGCATCCATTTTGGTAGTTTAGATGATACTTTCCCAACTTTGTTAATAATACCGTTGCGCATATTATCTAAACTATTTGGATATACTACGCCGATGTCTGTATTAACTATAGCATCAATGCCTTCAAGGTTGTCGATTATATCACTATATACTACTTCGTACAGTACGTCTCCGTTGTCATCCAATGCACGTGCTGTTTTAATATCTCCCAATATTATTTGCTTGTTGTAATGACTTAAATCTATAGATTCTGCATATGTACTTAATAGTTCAGGACTCAATCCATAAGCATGTGTGTAAGTGACATTTGTTGCAACATTATAATATGGGTCATTGGGACGATATAGTAGATTGTATTTTATTATGTCTTGGTTTTGTAGTAATGAATCAATTATTTCTCGGTCATTCTGTGAAAGTAATGCATTTATTTTTAATTCATGTGTTGGAACTCTTGTTTTTCTATTGACCCTTATGTTAAAAGTTTTAAATGTAGAGATTTGGCCATTATTGCTATATGCCTCGACAGTAAATGTAAATTTCTTATCTATTGTTGTGGCGTTATTATCAAATGTGATATCTGTAAAGCCGTTGGTATCTGCTGTGATTATATTAGAATCTGTAGTTTTGTTACTATCTGTGGTAGGATTATAATCAATTAAACCAAATGTTTCATATCTAACACGCCCTATAATACTTCCAGAAGAATGCAACTCTAAACCTTGTGGTAATTTGTTATAGGTACCGTCTTGTTTTAGTCTATATTTTAGTGCTTCGCTTGATGTGGTTACTGCGCTAACTTCTAAATTACTAATACTACCATTATCAATTATTCCTAAATTCTCATTTGTTTCCCATGTAACATTTGCATTAATATCACCAATAATCTTTATAGTGTAATCAAACGTATTCGACGATAAGATATTTTCTTTTTTGTATACGGTTATAGAAAAACTATAACTCTGTTCTGTTAGGCCTATGTTTGATAATGTTCCATGTATAAAGCCGGTATTAGTATCAAGCACTAAGCCACTCGGCAATGTGCCCGTCGTCAATGAGTAATTTAATATATCGTCGTTATAATCAACACCATTGAATTGGTATGAGAAAAAGTTATTATGTAAAAAAGTACCTAAATCGCTTGTGTAATTATGCATAAACGGCGCTCTTGTTACGATATCTGCAGTTAATGTACTTGAATCTACCGTATATGCTGTTGAATCAGCAGTAGTAATACCTACATATATTGAAAACGTTCTTAAATTATAGTCAGTTCCGTCAGTAATTCGCAATGCAAATTCATAATTTTTGCTTATAGTACCGGTATTGAATTGTAATGGTTGAGAATCCCATGCTTCGTTTTCCCAAGCCGAAATTGCATTAACTTCAGTGGCAGGTTCAATATATCCATAAATTAACCCGGATGAATTAATATTAACACCAGGCGGTAATTCTCCACTAACTAAACTAATAGTTGCAGTATCGCCAGGATCATCGTCATCAAACACTATTTGTTTATTGACTAATTGCCCGTCAAAATAGTTACCTAAACTTCCGGCAGGCGTAACAAATTCAGGAGCATTTTGACCTGTGATAGTTATTGTAAATGTTCTATCGTTTAATTTATCAATAGAAATAACACCATTTGTGTTTTTTTCTGTATAAACACGTATTGAAAATTTTGATGTTACATTTTCAGATACTACATTTGGAATTCCTTGAATATATGCAGTTGGAGTACCTTCTATGGTACCGTTTGAATTAATTTGAATACCTTTTGGCAAAGAACCTGAAATTTTTGTATATTTTACTTTAGAACTATCAGATGGGAAATCTGGGTCATATGCTTCCAAAGAGGCTCGGTAAAATTTTCCTTCCGGTATAGTTCCTAAACTACCAGAACCAGTAATCCAAGATGGTTGTGCCATTTAGCTTCCCTTGTATATATATTATTACTATTTATGCGTTACTGACATTCACAAAAAATCCCCAATTAAGGGGATTCGTTTACAAACTAGTAATTAATGCAAGTTAGTCCAAACAGGACCAACAGAGTTAGAACAAACTTGTAATTTAGTATCAGTTGTATTGAATACAACCATACCTGTTACTGCAGTAAGTGCGTCGCGTTGTACTGTTGTTAGACTTGCAAATGTAACAGTACTAGATGCAGTTAATGCACCTGTAACTGTTAATGTACTACTTGCTGTTGTTGCGTTAGCAAGAATAATAGTACCAGAGCCATTTGGATCTAGTGTTAAGTTACCGTTAGTATCTTCTGTTGAAATAGTGTTTCCACTAAGTTGGATATTGCTTAAAGTTGAACCACCTAATTCGTCGTAAACTTCGTTAAAGTTGTCATTAACTTTGTCAAATGCTGTTCTTAGTTGGTCTCCGGTGCCATCGTTGGCTGTGGCACCGATATTAATTGTTTGTTTAGCCATTTTTATTTTCCTTTACTAGTAA